TGTGACGCAAAACTTCAGTGCTAAGGGTTCGCCCGGAATGCCAAGAGACTGCACGGTCATGCGTTCTTGTAATGTTCTCCCTGATGTACAGTCCTGTTGTGGTGGCAGGATCCAATACACACCACTCAAACTGTCTTTTCAAATTTATATATATAATTCAACCGTTGTCCTGCGCAATGGCGAAGAAGCAACAGCAACAGCGCGCCAAGAAGTCCGCACGTGCGGTCGTCCGTGCACCAACTTCCATCAGTGCCAGAAAGACCACCCCGAATGGTGGTCCCAGGCAGGAGGTCATGATAGCAGAGGTGACGTCCCCGGACGGGGTCTTCACCCTGCATTGCGGAAACATCCCATGGCTGAGGGGAGTAGCGGGATCTTACCAGAAGTGGAACCTCACGGGGGTCCGGGTCTGGTTCGAACCCCGAGTGTCCACGGCCACAAACGGCACGATGCATCTAGCGTTTCTGAGGGATTTCCAGGACCTTATCCCCAAGACCGTCGGCCAGATCTCCACGGTAAGCGGAGCATCTCGAGCCGCAGTCTGGGACAAGCAGTCTCTGCCGGTGCCGACGGGAAAGGCGATGGAATACTGTTCCCTCTCAAGCTTTCCATTGATGGACTTAAGCGATCGAAATGACCGAGCAATTGGTCGGATCGCCTGGGTCGCGGACATGGACCCTGGATTCTTTCCTTCTTCCGGCACGGCGGTAGCAGGTCGCATTTACATGTCCTACACCCCGGTGCTCACCGGGCCCATCGACCCCGCCCTTCAGCTTGAATAGGAGGTTGGGGGTGGATCTGGCGCCTTGCCAGGTGCCACTCCCGACACTGGTGGGTCGGGGGGGAGCGGTGAGGTTCCAACACCTACGCAACCGCTTCGGCGCACCGCCGGTGGTGAAGGGCAGGTGAATAGTTTGAGGGATTTCCTTGCTGTGGGGGGGGGGAGTTCAAGCTCACCAGTGACCTGATGTACGCCGCTTACTCAGAGTCTCCTGGTCAGTACGCCATACACAACCGGAACCCGTATCCAGTGTATTATCAGTTGATTTACATTGTGAATTCGGGGATTGGTCGTGTAAGCGTCCAAAGTTCGTACGGAGTTACAGCTCATGTGGATGAGAACCAGTTCGACACTGACGGGCGTTGGCGGTATGTGGTTAACGGCATGATCGATGGGGTTACTTCCGAAGGGCGCTCGCATATTCTTCTTATGCAGCTTGCCGTTGGTGACCCGGTCATCGCGCCGCGCGTCCAATGGACGCTCAAGTCGTCCCGCGACAGGCAGGCTTCGGCTCTTCCCTACCCGACTCCCACATTGTACGATGATGGGACATTGGAGTACCCTTGGTTGGGGCACCCATTGCACGAGAGGGATGAGGCGGTGTCCGTTGTGGCCGACCAGACTACCACGACCGTCGGCCCACCGCAGCCTGAGGCTTACATTGGGCCGCCCGAACAGGAGTATCATCTTTTCACCTCTATTGGTGATCAGTACTACTACTGTTTGTACCACGAGCTGTTGAATCGGTACTCCACAAAGCAAAGCACCAAGTGGGCGCTCAATTTGAGTCCAGTTGGTGGTGGTGCATTCTTGTACCAGCCTGCCACGCCCAATGGCAATGGTTGGCTCAACCTTGATGGGGATTCACCGAGCTGGGATGCTGGTGGCACACACATTATATACTTTACCCGAGTGTCGAATAGGTGGGCCATCGGCAACAAGAAAGGCCAGTATCTGGCCTGGTTCAACCAGCCTTCCGTAGGAGCGTACAACTACTCGCTTGCTTCCTTTCCTCTTGTGTTTACTTCAGATTTGTCAGTTGCGTTGAAGTTTGAATTTTCCCGCGCAGACGGGTACATCGGTCCTTAAATTTGCTTTAACAGTACAGGGTTTGGCAACCCGTCCGCTAGTAATAAACGCGGTAGATCACCGCTGTTCGTATAGGCTGCGCACAAAATTCCTGTGTTTGAGCCACCTCGAGGTTGCATAGCATCGCACCAGGTGGGGCCAGAAGCCTCAGTTCCGCGAACAAGTGACATAAAAGCTGAAAATATAGATTCTCCCTGGCTTAATCATCCAGGGGCCTGCCGCGGGTTGGACACCCGTCGGATTACCCTGCCCGGGTTAAAAGGCACTGATTTCGCCCAGAGGGCGAGTAGGCTGGGTCCTCCACTGCGAAGTGGGGGGGCGACCGCGAGTCTTCCAAACCGTTTTTCAATTGAGGTACAGCACGACAGATCCTCAATGC